CGATAATGAGCATAATCTTCTGCCAGACCACTACTGAGAGTAAGCCTGAGATTATTTATTTCCGTATTATACTCACTTACCACTTCATCCCAGATATCCATACCTAGTCGTACATGGAACTCTTGCGACTACGTTTTTTGGGATCGGGCATCTTAAAGGAAGAATCCTCAAATTTACCCAGTGAAGACCGCATTGATCGTGGTCCCCATACAGCAGGTTCTTTAAAGGGATCTCCAAAACTTTTATCGGTATCCTTTACATGATCAGGATAACCTTTACCTTTCTGCATCATTTTTCATCTCCTTCTGTTGTGCAATAGCCATCTTGACAAGGGCATCAAGACCCTTTATATCAAGTTCTTTATTGTCTTTGGTCTGTGAATCAAACATATCTTTCAGGACGTTCATGACTTCTTTTTCGTCTTCCTTGTTCATCTTGAATTCTTCTATGGCAGCTTTACCCATAATCTCTATTTCTTTTATTCTTTCCTTGCTGCTTCGATCTGCTTCAGATTTCTCCCGTTTGAAGTTATCAGTAGAACCTGTTTTGAGCATACCAATAATCTGTTCATTTTCTTCAAGTTCAAGTTTCTTGTTCTTCAGTTCAAGCTCGGCTGCATTTGTCATGGTATCTGACTGAAGTTTCTGTTTCTCCAGTTCAACCTTGGCCTGTTCAAGCGAAACAAGCTGCTGTTCGGGAGACTGTGCCTGTCCCATTGCCTGATTGGCATTCATGACCTGTTGGGCTGCTTCAGCCATTGCCATCTCTACTGCTGATGGATCTTTAGCTGCCTGTGGATTCTGCTGCATCATCTGCTGGGTAATACCACTCATCTGCTCCTGATACTTCATTACAGAATGTTCCTGTATGTTAGCCTGTAATATGGGAGCTATTCTTTGCATAACAGGATTGCCACCATTCATGGGATCTTGAAGATAGGCCATCTTTACCTGTATGTGAGCATCATGATTCTGTCCTGGAAATGCGGATATAGGTACACCCTTTGTTGCAGCCATAATATCTGATACGGGGTCCATTGGTTTTGGTTCTATCTTGGGTGGCAGTATCTCTTCCACATTAGGCATGTTGGCAGCATTGAGTATTGTACGATTCAATGCTTCAAGATTGAACATTCCTGGTGGAGACTGTTGTGCCATTTGCAGGGCCATATTAGCCATCATCATACGATGTGCGTTGGATGGTATATTAGGATCAGATACCGGAATGATATCTATACGTCCATCAAAATCTTTCTTGAAAATGCTTCTGTCTTCGTAGGGAATATCATAGGGGTATTCTTCTGGAAGATATTCATAATCAATTCGGGCAAGAATTTTAAATTCATCTTTCTGTGATTTGTGCAGACGTTTGTGTATGGCTGTGAAGAATTTACTGGATGCTTCCAGAAGTGCCATTGTGGTGCCAACAGGTCCATAGGAGGCAGCATCAGAGATAACCTGCTCTGTGCTGTCCGCAAACTTCTGACCAGCAGTAGCTACGAAATTCAACATCTGGAATAGAGTAGAGGAAGGCTCTTTATAGGGAAGGGGAACAATAGCCTTTGATAAATCTACACCAGTTGCTTCAACCTCCTTGAACTCGCCGGGAGCTATAGGTTCGTTGTCACCAACCATCCTAACTCCCTTGGCCTTAAATCCTCCCGGTAAATTGGCAAACTGCCCAGCATCTATAAGGGAACGCATAGCTGCTGTAGCACTCATTGTGAGATTGCCAAGGAAGTGTATAAGGCCCAGGCCGTAAAAACCAAAGCCGGGAACAAATCTATAATGCACGAAATGGCTTACTTTTTCTTTGTTCACATCATCTTGCTTGTAGTTTCTACGGATACTTAGTATCTGTCTGGACTGTTGTTCGACAGTTACAATATAGGGTAATGCTTCTTCTTCATCTTCAATTGTAAGATAACAGTGCTGTTCCAGAAGAATATACTGAGGATCATGATCAGAAGATGGAGACAATCCAAGAATAGTATCCATCTTCTCTGTGAAGGGCATGATGTTTGTTGAGGATGGGGTAGGAAGATCCACCTCCTGATAAACACCAGCCCTGATATCTCTTGCTATCTCAACAGGACTTCTGTAAATAACATGTGTGTAACGATCTGCATTTGCAAGATCAGTTGCATAATAGGAAACATAGAACTGATCTATGGGTATGAATTCTGAATGTGGTCTCTTGGTTGTGGCATCATAGTACAGCTTCTTGAAGGCAGATCCAATAAGTGGGAGATGAAAAAGCATTCTTTCAAATTCATCAAAGTATTCCGGCATCTGCTCGGTAAGCTGATAGTTCATGAAGTTCTGTACACGATTGGCCTGTAACTCCTTCTCTGGAGTTGACGAACCAAATATCCTGGCCTTTACAGGACCGCTTGTGGGGAAGAGTTCACCGGAAGCCTTGGACTGGAACTTGACTGCCGACTCTATGAGAAGGGGATGGACAGCCGTACATGCACCATCAAAGGGTTCAGTTCCCGGCTCAAGTTTTAATCCCAATAAATCAAAGCCTCTTTCAAACATGGACTCCCAGTCTCCTCTGGAATCCTTGTCAGCTTCAAAGTTTTCTATGACATCACTGGCTATATCTACAAGTTCAGCATCTTCCAGTGTTTCTGAAAGATCACCATACCATTCTGCAATATCTTCCGAGGCTTCCATTTCTACATTCTCTTCTGAGAAATCTACTATGACACCTCCATCAGTAGGATCTATCTCAAAAGTGGCCTCTGATGTACTCTCCATATCAGCCATAGGAACTACATTACTTACTTCTTCCGGCATTGTCTCAAAAGGATTTCTTTCGGTTGCCATTATACTGAACCCCTCCTACCATAAGACTGTTCTAAAATATCTGGTAAACCAGTCTGATCAACGTCATCTCCATACATATCTCTTAATATTCTCTGATATTCAGGTGTTAAGTTCTGAAACCAGTTCTCTTCATCAGCTTCTTCTTCATTATCAAACAGATTTGTTATTAAAGCTTTATATTCAGTATCATCATCATCTTCTGCTTTCTGTTCTGCTAGTGGGAAATCTTCTTCTGACATTGTATCTTCATCAAAAGAAGGCTGATCTACACCATGTACATCGGTACTCATTTCATCTGGGTCCATATGATCATATTCCGATCTGCTTTTACCTCCAAGCCAACCTGCTATTGTTTCAGTACCTAGTTGTGTTGGATCTTTTTCACCAGTAGCAAGTTCGCCAATAGATCTTCCTGTTGTTAAATGAGCCACTAGATTAGGAATAATACCAAAAGGAGTAACAGCCGCCACTTTATTTGCTAACAAAGAAAGAAAAGTATTTAACCACGATGTAGTTGTAGATTTGTTTAACGCTGATTGAGGATCATCCGGTGTTCCCATATAGGCTTTTGAGATTGGACCCATATCAAAAAAGTCTCCTAATGGACCTCTATCATCAGGGTCAGGAGGTCCAGTTGGTTCTCCCTCATCTACAGCTTCATCTGGACCATCTTCAGATCCTTCAGGACCAGTACCCATATAATAAGCGGGAATACCATTAACCATTCTACCACTTCCGCCTAATCGTTGAAGAAGACCGCCCTCACCAGGAGTAATATAGGACAACTCATGGGGTTGACCCTTGATACTTATATTCTTTTCCAGAGAAGATAGGCCACCATCCATAGGTATTGCAATGTTGAAAGGACCAGCCTGTATTCTTACAGGATCTGGTTTTCTCTCAGACATTTCCATAGCTCTTTGAGCAGCCAATGAAAATAAACCTGCCATTTATTATGTTCCCTTTTTAAATCGTGCTACTATTATAACATACTTTCAATGATTCCCCAAATCTTTACTAGACATTCCAGTATGTAGCTTTCTTTTTTCTTCCTTCATCTTCATATTCAGGATCGTCTGGATGTGTAAGATGCCATGAATCTTTAAGGTAATGTACCGCCATTGTGAGGGCATCCACCTGATCATCATGAGCCGCATTTGGAAACCTTATGAGTTCTTCTATGAGATCATCGGCCCACTTCTTGCCCTTGGGTACCCACAGTCTGCCGGATTCCATAATGGGTGTAGCTGCATAAACTCTGGATACCTTGTCACGATCAGGGAGATACTCCATGACCGGAAGTCCTGCACGTCGCATGTCCTGTATGAGAGACTGTCCTGATGCTTTCTTTTCAACCATACATACATCAGGCTTGTGTTCCTTGTAGAGCTTCTGGGCTATCTTCCTGAGTTCAGGATATTCAAATCTTCCCTTGATGTTACCAAGTAATATCAGATGTGGTGCAAAGTCTTCAAAGCCTTCTTCATCCTGGTTATACTGATAGAATATACCCCATGTCTGTATGACACTGTAGTCAGCCGTGGTAGCTGTGGAGAAGGCTGTATCGAATGTCTGTATCAGAAATTCACAGTCAGGAGGCTCAGGATCTTCCCAATCCTGTATCCATTTCTTTTTTATGAGTCCGCCTTCTTCAGGAGTAGGATCTTGCATGTAGAGAGCATTCCAGTATCTTGCTCCGTTGGATGCCTTTATTTCATTTTCGTCTACCTTCAGGATACTCTCAGGTTTCCACTCAGGGAAGTAGCTGCTACCTACAGGCATATCCAGTAGCTCTGAAGCTTCCTCGTCCAGCCATGCTGGTATTCTTACGACATCCCAGGGTATTGTTTCATAATCTGACATGTTCTCCTGCTGCTTCAGAAGCCATCCACACAGATCATCATAGTGATATCGGGTATTGATTATTACTATTGCTCCACCAGGCATGATACGTGTTCTCAGCCCTGCTGGATACCATTCCTTTATGAAGCGTCTTCCCGCACTTGAGATGGCATCTTCCTCAGACATTGCATCATCAAGTATTGCTACGTGTGCGCCACGACCAGCAATCTGGGATCGGACACCAGCAGCATAATAGGTTCCATTCTGGTTTGTCTTCCACTTGCCAGCAGCACGGACATCACTTCTGAGAGAGACACCCCTGAAGATCTTCTGGAACTCTTCCATGTTTAC